ATGTATTCCTTACGCTCTGACCAAGGTAAGGTTATCCATTCTGATTTCGATAAAGAGTTTGATAACCAACTGATAGACGAATACTGTAAGTATTTGGCATTACTCGCTAGCTTAGTCCAGCTGGAACTGGCTGTCCTTGTGACAATGTGTTAGCTGAGAGTAGTTATCATTCCTTCAAGCTTGAGTTTATACCCCCTGCTATTCGCTAGAAGAATTAATCCTTAAAACCAAGGTCTCTGTCTGCTGGTGGGATTACCATTATCTTCACAGTAGTCTTAATTACCAAACACCCATGACTAGGCGAGTCATTGCTTAATAAAAACATTTTATAAATTTTGTACAGAAAAGTGGTGCCTTTTTAACATGTCCTAGACTAAACATATCTCAGGAGAATATCAGATAACCATTGATGTAGTACAGGAATAAATTTAAGTGTGATCACAAGGACTTACATGGTGGTTGTGTTCTGGTTTTCTATATTAATAAGCACAATAATAACTCTTTAATATTGAAAAATTTTTGATTGGCTATAAAACTTTCCCTAGATGCAACACCACATAATAATAGCAATTGTAGGTCACAATACGGTATGACACGTTATATGTCACAAGTAGATATTTACATTTACGTTTTATAGCAATAAATGCTGTTAAGACAAGTATATAAAGACCTTACCCCTCTTGAAGTGAGGAACAAGGCCTTTGTTCAATCTTTTATTTATATTTGTTTTTTCTTTTTGTTTTTTCTTTTCGTTTTTGGTTTTTTGTTTTTGAGGTTTTTGTTTTTGAGGTTTTTGTTTTGAGGTTTTTGTTTTGAGGTTTCCTCTTTTTGTTTTTGGGGTTCCTCATTTTGTTTTGGGGTTTCCTCATTTTGTTTTTGTACTTGAGGTTCTTCTTGTGGAGCTAGCTTCACAGAACCATTTGATAAACCAAAACTTTCTTCTCGTTTTTGTACTTGAGGTCTTTCTTTTGGAGTTAGCCCCGCAGAACCATCTGATAAACCAAAACTTTCTTCTCGTTTTTGTACTTGAGGTCTTTCTTTTGGAGTTAGCCCCGCAGAACCATCTGATAAACCAAAACCTAATTTACCTGCTAAATCAGGTAAATTATTGTTGTGAACTCCATAACTTGGTGTTATTACTCTATAATCAGCATATACGACCCCCCCGTTATAAAAATTAGTGTCATAATTATTAGGCAATATTCCTAGTGTGATAAATGCTCCTGCTACAACAAATACTGCTCCTATAGATAATTTTTTTATAGAATGTCTTGATATTCTCTTTTTAAGATTTTGTTTTTTCATATATATTTCCTCCATATATTATTGCAATATAGTTATAAACAACAATAATAATATTGCAACTTCAAAATAAAATTAACTTTAAAGTTAATTTTAGTGTTACTAAACAAACGTGACAAAAATAATCTAATAATATTTTTAAGTTTTAACCATATTCATTTTTCCTCCACCATATTATTGCAATATAATTATAAAAAATAACAAAAAATATTGCAACTCCGAAATAAAAATAATTTTAAAGTTTCTTCTAGGATTATCAAATATATCTGACAAGAAAGCAATCTAATAATATTTTTCAAAGGGCATAATCGTAATTCATGCTATTATTACTAATTTTTTGTAAACACTCAAGAAAAGCTGCTGAATATTAATAACTGAAATTAAGCACGCTAAGCTAGTGTTAATCTTTTGGTGGGTAACGTTGTTATTACACCAGGGGCTATGAAATTTACTAAAGATGTTGCTCAAAAGATGTTGCTCAAAATTATCGTAATGTTCATTGGAATGTCTTTAAAAATCCTCATATTAACACCGCAGTTACTGCAAAGGGAATCAAAGAAGCTCCTAATGGAAGTGTATATAAAGATGCAGGTATGGGAAGATTGTCAACATATACCACTCACACTTTCACAACGAACTGATCCCTGAAGAAGGAATCAAAAATTATTGAATAACAGATTGATTCAACAATTTCCTAATCCAATTGAAGAGATTTTGAAGTTTGGTTATTTTTAGATGTCTTTAAATCGCCTTAACTACTGATATGACAACGTTTCTAGGGATTTCCTATAACTTTAATTATCCTTAGATATTCCTTCAAAGTCCACAAATTTTGACACTAAAAAAAGCTATCAACTTAGCGTTTGATAGCCTAAAACAGTAGTAAAAGGTGAACAAATTTTTAATGAGTTCAGCAGGCAAGAACTAGCGTAGTTATCGGCTACGCTTTTTAGTTTGCCTTATTGATATATTATAACATGGTTAGTATTGAAGAAAGAAATTATCCTTTCCACCAGTCTTTAAAGTTCCACCACTGGTCTTGGATGCTATCGCTCAAGCGTTGATGCCAAGTTTTTTTGGCTGCTTCTTGTTGCTGTTGTTTAAATAATTCTTCTGCATATTTTTGTTCTTCAGATTCCCTCTCTTTCTGCTCTAATCCATCAATAAATTTTTGAATTTCAGCTTCGTCTCTTTCTTCTTCATCTTTAGGAATCGATTCTCCCACAGTCCATTCTCCACCAGCTAAATAGAATCCTCCGACGGTTAATATGAGTTTATATTTATCGCCTAATTGAACATTTTTTTTAAGAGGAAATGTTATGAGCCCGTCTCCTCCTGATAATACTCTACGTGGTATTTGATCATTGCTTCCGCCTTCTTCTCGATAAGTTTCATGACTATAAGTACCACCATTACGAACTTCATCTTTTATGAGTTCCCATTTATTATTTTTCCATTCGTAAACAGTTAAAACTGCTTCTGGAGCTGTTTTGACTTTTATCTCATTATCGCCCTTGTGGATCGGTTTGGCGCCAAAGTCTCTCCCTTGTTGCCAATCTGTTCTAAATCCCCAAATTCTCTGATTCCCGTAGACCTCCGCCTTCACATTCGTCGCTACACCAACCGTAAGTAACGTCACAGCTAACATTAATTTGTTTTTCACTTTATTCTCCTTTTAAGTGTTTTTTATAATGATTAGCTACATAATAACAATTAGATGCCTAAAAATTCCATTCTATTTTTTGTGGTTTTATAAATTTCTGACCTATTTAATCAGCTTTCCAAACGTTAAAAACACCTTTACGTTAAATTGTTTATGTCGAGACGTATTCCCTAACCATATTAGAGATAAATTGATTTTTAGTTATTGTTAAAGGCGAATATTACTTTTTAACGCTCCACCCCTGTAATTCTCCGAAAACTCGAGCAAAGCTCTTTTCTTAATCTCGTAGTACCAGCTTTGACTTCTGTTAAGTTCTTCTATGATGTCTTGCTGAGGTTTTTTCTCACTGATTAAGTAACACTCAATCAGTATTTGTCTGTATTCTATTTTAGACAGTCGGTTAATGGCATGCTTAATAGCATCTAGCTCCTCTAGGGCGCATTTTCGGCTTATTTCAAGATGTTTTCTGCGCGTGGGATGATATTCTATATCAAACTGGTAAAGCTCGTTATAGCTTAAACCAAGGCTATTGGCTATACGTTGCCATCTATGAAACTCTTTTAGTTTACGAATAGCGTTCTTCTTGCTCATCTAATACCTCTAAAGCTTCTCTATGTAATTTAAAAACGGTATTCCTTGAATGACCTAGTTTATCGGGTATCTCATCCCATGATAAGCCATCCACATATCTGGCTTTAATAACAGCTATCTGTTTTTCATCTTGCAACGCGGCAATCATGGTAAGTCTCTTATCACGTTCTTTGGCTAAATATAAGAGTTGTTTAGCTGTACCTTTTTCGATATTTCTTATCTCTTCAGGATTATGAAAAGCATTTATCAGCTTGATGTCTTTGTCCCGTTGTTCCTCAAATAAGGTCATTAAAGCGAAAAGTGGTTTCAATTCTTTAAGTTGTTCTTTGGCTCCCATGGGCTTTTCTCCTGATTATGGTATAATTTAGTTAAGCTTAATTTTAACCAAGGGGCGTTCCGTATGGAACGTCTTTTGTGTTTATTTGTTTTGTAAACTGGATATTTTTTGTAACGCTTCCTTTTAGCTTCTAAAATCGTCTCTAAGCGCTTTTTAGAGTTTATAATATAAATCATCAACCTTTTAGACAGAAGCGCTAAAACCATGCTTTATTTTAGTCTGGGATTGTCATTCTGTGTGGTAGGTTTCCTAGCTGAAACTAGAGGTTAAACCCTTTCCTATCAAGTTTTTAATCTTCGGTAAAAATTTCAAAAAGGGAATTTTTTGCACGGAAAAGGGCGCGTTCTGAAGTTCCCGAACAATATAGCCCCGTCCAAAAACAAGTGGGGTATTTCCCGAATGTTATAGCCAGTACCTGTCCCCCTTATCCATATAGTAATGGAATCTCTTCCAATGATACAAGTATTTAGCTATTCTCATGTACTTTGGACGCTTAGGAAAGTCATCACGACTATGATAACCATGTTTGTGTTTAGCTTTTGGATCTACTTTCAAACACTCTTTAAAGGCTAAGCGCCAGTAATAGCAACAGTCTGTCTTACTTCGATTGAGTGTTGCTTGATGAACCTTTTGACATGAACCGCAGGCAAAGGTGTGTGAAGCTTTAAATAACTTCCGACAACGTCGCTCGCAGTCAGGACATAAGAAGAAGTAACGCTTACCACCATAAGTTCCTGGTATCGTTTCAAGTAATAAGTCTTGATTATGATAATAAATGACCAGATTATTTAGGTCTATGCGGATAGGTTGGTTATCCATTGTTCCGACGATTGTTGTCTTACCGTTTGTTTTCATTGGTTTAATGATACTCTCAATAGCTAGTTCTAACATCCTTTCTCCTTAACACTCAAATAACCCAAAACTATTGATAAAACGACAAAAAGAGGGAAAACCCTCTGATTGTTTATTTAACGACTAACTGACCTTCAACAACTATATCATACAAATGGTTAAAGGCTTGACTGATAGACTCAAGGATAGCCCCTAAGTCTTCTGGCGTCATCTCTTTATAATTCATAGAGAGGTGTTCAGCCAGTTGGTTGTGGTTTGAGATGAAAGCCATGAATGTGTCTCGATCGTTAACTTTCTCTTGGGTACTTTTAGATAAAGAAACCACGCGCTGATGATCAGGTTCTTCGACTTCCTTGATTAATTCGTTTTCTTGAGCCATGTCATCAAGTTCGTCATCCGTCATATCCTCAGGTTGGTTGTAATAATCCTTGAAGCTGTCACAGATACGCTTGAAGACTTTGTTTAGTTTTCTGTTCTCGGCATATTCTAATACTAACTGATTAGCATGACCGCCTTGATCATCATTGTGATATGTGGCATCAATCACTGGTTGCTCATAAGTTCCAGTCATATAGCCTAGAATGGCGTGACAGGCAACTTGGGCGGTGTCAAAGTCTTTAAACGTGTAGTGGAATGTGAATGTTTTTGGTGTGTCTGAAAATGTTCTCATGTTATTTCTCCTTTGTGATTGCTATAATGTCTGATAAATTGATAATGGCAGAAGGAGATGCTACCCAGTTTTGTTGTTGGCCAGATAAAAGATATTTGACCAACTCATCATAAAGGGTGCGGTCTCCTTGTATGGTGATGGTGTTGCCACCTCGTGTGTGTAATTGTAGTTTCATATCAGTTACCTGTACAAGACCAATAAAGAAGTTGTGGTACTCATGTCTTCATAATTGCCATAAGTTGCTTCTGAAAATTTGATGTCTATCACAGATACCGATAGAGTAAATTGATTGACTCGATATTCAAAATCATCCAGTGATTCATTGTGTTTTTGATAAAATAGTTTGATTTTCATTATATAACCTCCGAATTTTATACGTTTTATACGTTTGGTTTTTCAAACGTATAAAATTTAAAGTCAGTCGTATCAAGGGGTTAAGTCTCTTTTTATACGTTTTATACATTTTATACGTTAAATTAAAAAAGTATATATAAGGATTTATAAGGGGTTATTTATTAATACTCTATACTGGAAAATTTTAAAATAACGTGTTAAACGTGATAAACGTATAAACCCCTTGATATGACTGGGCTATTTCTTTATACGTTTAATTTTTTAAATGCTAAAACGTATAAAATAGCTAAGTTTTCTTTTGCTTTTTGTGTGCTGGCCAATGATTATAGTACCCACGTTCATTCTTTGGCTTTTTCCTCTTTTCGGGTGTTGCTCTACCGTTAGCGTATGATGTGCTAGCAAATGGTGGTAAATCTTCTTTAGGATAAAAACCTGTGTGAAGCTGTCGCCCTACTGGTATGACCTTCTGGCCTGCTTCAAACCCTTCAGGAAGATTGCTTTTGATTTCTTTATGTAACCCTCTTTCTGATTTTATTTGTTTGATGTCATAGTATTCTAAAAAGCCTTTCCAAACATGATAGACAAAGCTATTAGGAATAAATTCGCTGGTGAGCTCATCCGTGAAGAACTTAGAAACGAAGTCAATAACTGGGTTCATCTCTTTATGGTGTTCTTCCAGTATCTCAATAGATGTTTTTGGATTAATGTCAGTGATTGGGGTTTCAATCGCTAGCTTAAGTAAGTACTCAAGAACTTCTTTGCGATTAATATAATCATTTCTGATCGCTTTGTTGGGCTTTCCTTTAAATACTTTGGTAAAAGGCAAGATTCTAAAGCGTCTATCAATGGCGGACTTATCACCGTTCATTCGTGGCAAACCGTTGGAAGATTGTACCACAGTCATGTTTAAACGGATACTATATGGGCGTTTCCCCTTGTCCTCAATCGTCATAATGTCACCCGTGGCTAAACTAAACATGTCAGACGTATCTTTGATAACCGCGTCTTTTTGAATATCATCACCAATTACAATGGATTTCCCTAGAAGTATTGAAGTAGTAAAGCGACTTTTTGCTAGCTCTGTTATTTTAAGGCTTGCTACGTTATCCATACCTACTAAATTAATGAGTAATTGCTGAAAAGTCCCTTTTCCTGTTCCACCTTCACCAAATAACCAGAAGATTTTCTGCAATGATTGCCCTGTGATACTAGCTTTAATAATCTGAATAGCAAGGTTATAAAGTTCGGTGTCACCGTCAAACAACTCTAAGAGCCAAGTAGTGGGTTTCCATCCCTTTATTGTCGGTTCTTTGGCTTTCTTGTTGTAATTTGTCTTAATTTTGCGCGTGACGGTTATATCTGGAGTTAATTCTTCAAATCGACCAGTTTTATAATTGTAGAGCCGATTACCGATAACTGTATATTCTCTTTGAATCTCCTTCAGTTGACTTTGCCTAGCAATTTTGTAAAGTGTATCAAAAGCTTGTTTTTCAGTTGCGTTTGGGAAAATAACTGAAATAAGATCTTGTAAAAACTCATTATCTTCTAGCCAAACCCCGTGATCAGGATGAAAAAAGTAAAGTGGGGCTTTTTGTCCTTGAGCTTCAGGTTTAACTCGAATAAAGCGGAGATAGTGTTTAAGCATAATAGCCACGCCCAAAGGTGTTTTAGGTAAAGCTTTTTCACTGGCTTCTTGTCCTTTTTCTTTAGCTAATTCTTCATGTTGTACCTCGGTCAATCTACCCGCTTTTACGTTCTCAAGGTGCTTGCTATCAGCCATAACGCCATCATAGGCAATCTTGAAAGCTTCATCTCTCATCTCTTGACATTCCTTGATAAGCTGACCTCTAACGCCTTTGAAAGTGCTGAAATATTTATCTTCATTCTCACGCGCTTCAGTGATTTCATTTTCTAAGTTTTTCAAATCTTCTTGCTCTATGGTTCTACCCTCTCTTTCTGTATTCTGCTTTGGCAATGCTGGTAAATGTCCTATCTATCTCATCAATGGGTAGTGGCTTAGTTGTCACGCTGTTAGCTATTTGTACCAGCTCATAAGCCGTCTCTAAATCACAATCAATCCATTTATTAAATAGCAAGCCAACAAATCTAGTTAAGGCCACGTTACGCCCACCTTCGTCTCCAAAACCATTAAACAGGGTATCTATGACCCTCATGGTAATAGAACGCTGACTTCTAGGGTGTGGCGTGTAAATAGTAGTAACCTGTCTGTTTGGTGTGCTACCATTTTTAGGAACAGGATAATCAAGACCACGGTTCACAGAGCGCTGATAGTCCTCTGGGTCGCCTGTTTTGACTGGTAAGCCTTGTAATTGCGACCAGGTAAGACTAGCTAAATCAAACGGAAGTCCAATCTTATCAGCTATCTCCTTGACCACTTGTTTATAAGCAGCTTCAGTCATCACGTCACTAGGCTTCACGACAAGGCGATATCGTGGCTTCTCAGGGGTGTGTTTAATCGTTGGATAAATAATATAGTTGTACTCCCCAAGTGTCTCAGAAACGATTTTAGGTAGGTTGACGCCTGTTTCTATCTCGTCATAGTCAAGGAAAATCAAATCACGATAGACTAAACTAGCATTATTGCGCTTATAACTCCCGTTTTTCTCTGCTGTAACCTTGCCACTTAGGCAGTAGGGAGCTTGTGTTCGCTTGTATTCTTCAATATCAATATCCTCAGGCGGCTTCAAAGGTTTAAACTGCGCAATATAGTCAAATGGTTCTAATTGTCCTTTGTATGGATAAAGTAGTGAGCTAAAGCCTCTTGCTTCATAAATAGCCATATCATTGCCCCTTTCTACGTTTTTTCTTCAGCTTTTTCAAATGTTGCTGTTCCTTGTTTTGCTCAATGGTTGGGCGTCTGTTTTTATAAATGCGGTCATCAGCTAGTAACATGTTGTCAAAAGCTGGATGGTGTTGTCTGAAACTACCTGCCATTTTCCACCCCCAAAAAGATAAGAATATCACTGACCTTGTAATAATGTTTCCTGGTGTCTTCTAGCGGTGGCTGGTATCGTCTTAACCCAGCATTTTCCCAACGCTTTAGGGTTTTGCCTTTGATATTTAATTCCTCTTTGATTTGTTCGGCCGTGATCAACCCTAAAACTCTTGGTTTAGGTTTCTGGTAGGCTTCCAAAAAGCGATTAAACGCGGTCAGGTTTTGTTCTAAGAGTTTTGCTTCATAATCTTGACTAAATAAGCTCATGCCTAACCTCCTTTGAGTAATTCCTTATAACTGGTTAAATCGGCATTCAATAACACACTTAGGCGTTCCTGTTCCTTTTGTACTTGGTTATAAAAGACTTTAGCACCGTCTAGTAATTCTTCTTTGTTAGCTGGAATAAAGTAACCACGATTGAATCCGTGCCTAATGCCGATAATAGGGACGTTATAGCGCGTGATTAAGCTACTGATGATACTTTGGACGGAGCGTTCTTCAAGTTTCAGTATTAAGCCAATCTCTGCTCCTGTAATGGGGTTGTCTGCCCCCACCTTAATCAGATTAAGGACACGTCTGTAATTCTCTGGTAGTGTCATTCAGTTCCTCCCTAATTGTAATAATGGTTCTGTGATTGCATATAAGCCCCATAGTTGGCGTTCTGACGTGGTTTAGGTGCTTGGGTATCTTTCTGGTAAGTCAATGTCTATTAATGGCTTAGAAAGGCTAAGAAGAAGCCCAATGAGACCTAAAACAATGAATAAAATAAATGTCTGTGTTGGTGTGAGGTTAAGTTCTTGCATCATGCTGATACCTCGCTTAAATAAGTTTCAAGTTCCCCAGTGTCTTTCTCTGAACAAGGTAAGCCGTTAACGGCTCTAAAGACAATCTCTGTGGTTCGTTGATAGTCTAAAGCGTCCCATGCTTCTTCAAAGCTGGTGGCACTTTTTCTGAATTTAATGACGTACTCTGTCATAACGTTAGCAATAATCACCCAAGCAATATGTTGGTTATATAGTCTAGTGAAATAGGCTTCCGCTTTATCTTTGCTGAGTTGGCGATTTTTGAACATTTCTCGTTGTTCAGGAGTGTATCTATCTTTTGAAAAAGGATTTGTTTCTACTTTATATTTCATTATGTTTTTTCTCGCTTAATTATTATTTTCTGTGTAGTATTCTTATTGATTACTTGTTTCTTATACTAGATTCATGCCAGTTTTTAAGGGGGAGATCCCTACGTATGGTCAAAATAGCTTCAATGTGCTATAATTTAAGACATAAAACCCCTTTAATAATAGCTTGCCTGCTTTATTAATTGAGTTTAGTTATACTAGTTAAAGGCTCTGCTGATTGGTCTCGGTAAGCCTTTTTTGTTGTTCTGGGTTATTGATTAATAATTACCTTGTTCAATGTCATTCAAACGCTTTTGCTCTGCTTTGCGATCATAGATTAGCACTTTGTCATCAAGCATAAGCGATACGCCTTCCAATACGTTGAAAATTTCCTGTGTGACTGCTTCAAATTGTTCACGATCCACACTAGGTACTTTATCAGCGTAACCCTGTGCTAGTTCAGCAAAATCAACACCTTCATCAATCCATTTCTTTAACTCTTTGTAAGTTGTTGCTTTCATAGTATTTTCTCCTTTATCCATAGAGTTCCGTTAGTTCTTTAAAATACTGATCAGGAATTTCATCCATAGCCACTTGTTGTAATTGAATGGCCTTTAAACGATTGGTGTCGCTAGCAGTCGGTTTATTAATAATTTCAGCCGTTGCCTGTACTTGCCTGAAATACTCTTCAAGCTTAAGTTGCCTTCCTGCGGAAACTTCTTCGGATATGGCTTTTCTGTTATTGATAATTTCAAAGGTATCAATTTCACCGTTTGCCATGGTGTAATCAATGTTATTTCGATACCGCCAAGCTGCCAGCCTAAGCTTGATGTCTTTTTCAGACCAATCGGGGAAGCCGTTCAGCAATCAGCTCTAGGCTCATTGTTCCTGTATCGTCAAATATCTGATGTAATAATTCTTGTGTAAATGGTGTTCTGGCCATTTTTATTTACCTACCTTTCTTAATGGGTTGCTCTACTGTAAATAGCGTTTGAAACACTGATACCAAGGTCAAATTTATCCTTGATTACCATAAGTTCAACGGTATCATCTAATAACTGCTCTCTATCTTTTAACATTTGTTCAGTCATTTGAGATTTGCTAATCATCTTTGGTAACCCATACTTATTAGATACCGCTTTATTGGCAATCGTGTTGGCTTTGATAAGGTCGGTCTGTTTAACCTGTTCTAAGCCATTAACCAGTCTATTCATTGCCTGCTTCTGATGTTCTTTATCTAACATTCTAAACACTTGGAAGCCCTCTAGGCCTGTGCTTTGTCTTAACTGTTTAATGGTTTCAAACACCCATAATTTAAAGGTTTTAGCTTCCTTCTTACGACTTGAGAAGATAGTTTCATAAATGCCAAACTCATTAACGATTAACATTTCTTGTTGACGCCCTAAACTGTCTGCGACGTGGTTGTTTGAAACAACCTCATCTCCCAAACGTTGTTTAATAAATTTTGGCTTCAGATCTAGTGCTTTAGCAATATCAGCTAGCACCGCCCACCATTCGCCTTGGTGCTCTACAAATCGAATAGTATATCCGTTCCATGTTTCTGTTCTCAATAAGTTGTCCTTTCTTTAGTAATCTTCAGCAAGCCATTCCATGACTTTTTGATAAATGCCATTTTTTACTTCTCCGCCATTACGAACTTTGCGATAAGTCACTTCTGTAATTCCAATTTCAGCGCTTGCTGATTTAGAAGTCAATTGTTTATCAGCTTGTTTTCTTCGGATAGCTTTTGCTTGTGTTAAGGTAATAAGCAATAATTTCAACTCCTTTATTTGCTAACTTTTTGTTAGCTAATAGATTTTATTTTAGCTAACTTACAGTTCGTTGTCAAGGGGTTTATTCTAAAAAGTGAAAAAAAAGTTAGCTTAGTTTTCTTTTTGTGCTATAATCAACTTGAGGTAATAATTATGAATAGATTGAAAGAATTAAGAACTAATCAAAAAAAGACCCAGCAGGATATGTCTGAGTTTTTGAATATGAGTCGCCGAGGGTATCAGAAAATAGAGAATGGTGAAAGCCAAATCAAGCCGGAAAAGGCCCAAGCCTTAGCAGACTTCTTCGGAGTATCGGTTGGATATCTGTTGGGATATGAAGATAAAGAGGCAGGAAGCTTTTTCACTGCTCTCATATCCGCTGGCAAAGATAGAGGAGATGGTATTGTATCTCTCGGGGATAAAGAATTAGGCGCGTTTGTTATTGACTATTCAGTATTAGATAATATTGAAAATATTGATAGTGTAGAAGAGTTAGATGAGCTCAGTATAGATGCATTACTAGCCAATAGATTACTGGATAGACTTAAAGAAAAAATGATTAAAAGTAACATAGTAGATAAAAAGTATAATCTTGAGATTGAAAAAGTTATGAATTGGTTAATTGATTTCAATAGTGCGTTATCTAAACAGAAAGCAAAACTTACCAAAAAATATAGTTAAAAAGTTATCAATACCTATTTACTCTATGTGCAATACTTGAATCACGTTAAAAGCAAGTTAAAGGAGATTTTATGAAAAAACATTTTTAATGACTATCACTTTATTGTCAATAGTTGCGCTTGGTGCCTGTTCTGAAAAAAATGCTGATCACAACTATGGTCAGAAACAAAGTGCACTAACTAAAAATCCCGTGTCCAGTAACAGTATGGAAGTAAAGAATGGTATATTAAAAAAAGTTGGTCAATGGACAATTGATGATACACTCGGAAAGGTTAAGTTATTAAAAATTACAGAAAAACCAAAAAACATAGAGATTACAAATGGATTGTCTACTACAATAAAAAACGTTAAATTACTACATGCTAGCGACATTAAAGAGCTTAACAATGCTCTTTTGCATACCGATCAAAAATCTGGGAATTATATTCAAATTACAGCTAGTGTGACAAATGATACAGATATTGAATATGGAGGTATTTATCCCGAAGTTATTGTTTTATCTGATGGAACCCAAATTAGACATAACCATTCTTTTAATTCAGAAACGGATGTCAAACCACACGCAAAAGTTGATGAAATGTTATTCTTTTATTTTATCGGAGAAAAAGAGACAGATTCTTTGAAGTTATATTATGACTCTATCTATGATAATGAAGGTAACGGAATCGGAGATATTAAAGCAGAAGAGACTATCTTATTCAACTAACTATAAGCTTATACTCTGATGCCATCATCTTATTGCCTGAAGAATTTTATCTTTAACAACCTTTTAAGACAGCCGAAAAGTCCGATTTTCTGAATACTATACACTAAAAATGTCAACTGATTTTAGAAGCTGTCACAACGGAAAAAGTAAATTAATAAACGACCGATATATCAAGTTATTTCAAGTTTTCTGTATGCCATACGCTGAAAATGTCTAGTTTTGTCTAGTTTTGTAAATACGCCTTTCAACATATTTCAACAAAATTAGTTTTTTAGTAAAATGCGCGTGGAACAAATTTAGCCACCTTACAGTTACCACTCAATAACGACCTGTTAAATTTTCATGTCTAAATGCCAATTTTATTATCTTTACCTACGCGCAAATACCTTGATATGCCTTTAATTTGCTTTAATTATGAGACCCTCAAAACTTGGCAAAATTTGAGGTATAATCTGAACTTTTTGTTGGAGGTAATTAAAAAAATATAATAAGGAGTTTTATTATGAATACTTTTGAAAATATTATTACTGAATTAAAGAAATTGAATATCCCTTATGAACTAGTCGAACATGAACCAGCTTTGACCACAGAACAAGCTGACAGTTTTATTGAAGGTATTGAGGGATTAAGAACAAAAACAATGTTCTTGACTAACAAGAAAAAAACGCAATATTACTTGCTGATAATGGATGACCAAAAGATGCTAGACATGGAAAACTTTAAAGAATTGGTTGGTGCTAATCGTATTCGAATGGCTTCTGCGGACAGTCTTTATCAGAAAATGCTTTTACCTCCTGGTGTGGTTTCGCCCTTTGGGTTAATCAATAATCAAGATAAAGATATTCTTGTTTATTTTGACCAAGAAATCGTCACAGAAGAAAGAATGAGTTTTCACCCTAATACTAACGATAGGACTATCTTTATCAATACCAAAGACCTGTTTTCTTTCTTAAAACACCTCGGATATGAGGTTAATATCATTGAGTTATAGTCTGTATGAATTATAATAATTTACTTCACAAAATATTTATATATTTTTTGCAAAGGACACAAATATGTCAAGTTCAAGAGGTAATGTAAAATATCTTGTGTAAACACAAAAAGGAATAAATCCTGTATAGTAGAGTTGCGACACTTCACTAGAAAGAGATTTATTCCCATGACCCAGTTTACCACAGAATTGCTAAACTTCCTAGCCCAAAAGCAAGATATCGATGACTTCTTTCGTCAATCTCTAGAGACAGCCATGAATGAGCTCTTGCAAGCTGAATTATCAGCTTTTCTCGGATATGAACCCTATGAGAAAAGTGGTTATAACACAGGTAATAGCCGCAATGGCACCTATTCTCGTCAATTTGAAACCAAATATGGAACTGTGAGTTTAGCAATACCAAGAGATCGAAATGGTGAGTTTTCACCAGCTATCTTGCCGTCCTATACTAGACGTGATGACCATCTAGAAGAAATGGTTATCAAACTCTACCAAACTGGTGTAACAACTCGTGAAATCAGCGAGATTATCGAACGAATGTATGGTCATCACTATAGTCCGACGACTGTGTCAAATATCACAAAAGTAACACAAGAGAACGTCACTGCTTTTCACGAGCGCACACTTAAGGAAAACTATTCCGTGCTTTATCTTGACGGGACATACTTACCTTTGCGCCGAGGAACGGTTAGTAAAGAATGCGTTCATATTGCTCTTGGGATTACTCCTGAGGGCTATAAATCCGTTTTAGGATATGAGATTGCACCAAATGAGAATAATACTTCTTGGAGTGACCTTCTCAATCGACTTCAAAGGCAAGGAGTCCAGCAAGTGTCGCTAGTTGTCACTGATGGATTCAATGGCTTGGAGCGAGTCATCCAACAAGTTTATCCTTTAGCAAAACAGCAACGTTGCTTAGTTCATATTGCTCGCAATATGTCGAGTAAAGTCAAACGTGTAGACAGAGCCCCTATCATTGAGCAGTTTAAACAGGTTTATCGAGCAACTAGCTTTGAGGAAGCAAGGAAGTTATTGAGACAGTTTATGGATGAGTGGAAACCTCGTTATAAGAAGGTGATGGAGTAGCTTGAAAAGACAGAGAATTTATTCACCTTTTACCAGTTCCCATACTGTATTTGGCCAAGCATATACTCGACTAACTTGATTGAATCACTGAATAAAGAAATTAAGAGACAGTGTAAAAAGAAAGTAGTATTTCCAAATGAAGAATCACTTGAGCGATGGTTGGTAACTATTTTTGAAGACTATAATTTCAAGTTTGGACACCGCGTTCATAAAGGTTTTGGAGCGTGTTCTGATACCCTGGATAGTCTATTTGATTAACATTTTGAAACTCGACTAGGTGTTTACACAAAATTATTGACAGTACCGTTCAAGATTAGAATCATTCAGTGATGGTGTTTTAGCTATCATTATTACTATTATGGTCCTATCTTTAAAAGCTCCGGAAGCGGATTCTTTAAAAGCTTTGCTAAAAGTTGTACCTAGCCTACTAGCTTATGTTTTAAGCTTTGTTTATGTTGCAATATATTGAAATAACCACCATCACTTAATGAAACTAGTGAAAATAATCGATGGTAAAACCCTATGGTTTAACAATTTGTGGTTATTTTTTATTTCGCTGATTCCTTGGGCTACAGAATGGGTTAGTCGTTTTCACACTAGCTCTTTGCCTGTATTTATTTATGGTATAACGTTGCTAGGTACAGCTATTTCTTATTTCATTTTACAATCACAAGTTATTAAACTAAGCCCTAAACCATCGCTTTTAAAAGAGGCATTGGGCTCAGATATAAAAGGAAAAATATCTTTAGCTATATACATTTTTTCTGCAATTATTGCCTTCTATTCAGTGGTTGTATCAGAGTTAGGTTATCTGTCTGTTGCTCTTATATGGTTTATTCCAGATAAAAGAGTGGTTAAAGTTTTAGAGGATGAGAGCAGATAGGAAAACTTTATTGAGTATTCTTAAAATGAGTTTATCGAGAAAGGAACAGATTATGAAAGAAAATAAATTATTGCCTGTCATTAGTCTTATTATAAGTATTATCTCTTTGTTAGATAACTTCTTAATATTTATTTCTTATGGACATACTTACCTCTCTATAATAGCCATTATTCTAGCAATCTTAAGCTTTTTTTATAACCAGCAAAGTAGGAAAGATTTATCGTGGATTGCACTTGGAATATCGTTAGTTTCCTTAGCAGTAACTATCTATTTTTACTATCATCCAATTGTTATCCCATACTAAGCCGCAACTATCACGAAGGGAGTAATACATCGTTTGATCACTTTAATCTTTTTTACCCTAAGCTTGGCTTTAACCGTAACGGGAGTAATCTCTCTTATTATCGGAAACTTAAAAAAACGTAATGACATTATTAAACACGGTGTTTTTAAAGCTGCTTTAGGGATTGCTATTCTAATAATCATTAAACTATGCTTTTAACGAGAATTTAGAATCATTTGTATTTCTAAAGTTTCTGATACAGATTATCATGTTATTTGTTTATCAACGAAAGTGCTACAGGTAAAATCTATTAGACTATTTATTGAGTAGTTGCATAAAGTGTTATAAATTCTTGTATAAAATTATTTTTATTCATTTTGGTAACGCTAAGGAATGCTAAGAGCGCTAAAGACTATGCTTTCTAACTATACCCTTTGACTTCTTTGACCTAGTTTTTAGACATGCAAAACTTCTTCTGAAACTCTCTATACCTTACCCAAACCAAACAAAAAAAGACCCCGCAAGTTTTCCACGCTCGCAAGGTCTTAAAAAGCCCAATATTATACCACGATTTTCTTTTATAATATTTCGGATATTTACCCGATACCATTATTATACCATGATATGAACTAATCTAAAACCCCTTTAATAATAGCTTGCCTGCTGATGGAAAGGTTTATAATCATGAAAATAACAGAACATAAAAAGAAAAACGGTACAATCGTTTATCGTGCTAGTATTTATCTAGGCATTGACCAAATGACAGGTAAGAGGGTAAAAACAAGCATCACAGGAAGAACACAAACAGAGGTCAAACAAAAAGCCAAACACACGCAGTTTGACTTCCTGTCTAATGGTTCTACAATACATAAAGAAGCACAGATTAGGAATTATCAAGAGTTGGCAGAACTATGGCTAAAGAGTTATCAGCTCACCGTTAAGCCACAGACTTATGAAAGCACTAAATTGCTGCTTAAAAATCATATTCTGCCCGTTTTCGGTAATATGAAGTTAGAAAAGATAACTCCTAGCTTTGTTCAACAATTTGCCAATAAACTAGCACACACCTTAGTAAATTTTAAGGTTGCTTGCTCTATTAACCGCAGAATTCTCCAATACGCGGTACTATTGCAACTTATTCCCTATAATCCAGCTAGAGAAATCATTATCCCAAAAAAGCAAAAGAAATCAGCCGATAGGGTAAAATTTATTAATCCTCAAAATCTAAAAGCATTGCTCGACTATATGGAAACATTAGCACCAACCAAATATCAATATTATTATGATAACGTCCTTTATCGCTTTTTGTTAGCCACTGGTTGCCGTTTTGGTGAAGCGGTAGCTCTCGAATGGTCTGATATTGATTTAGAAGCTGGTACCGTTAGTATCTCAAAGACGTATAACCGACAAATCAATCAAATCAGCACACCCAAGACAAAATCCGGTAAGCGTATCATTAGTATTGATAACAAACTGGTTCTACTGTTAAAACAATATAGGAATAGGCAAAGATTAATTTTTTTAGAAATCGGTGCGCGTGCTCCTAAAGTTATTTTTGCTAGTCCAACCCTAACATACGCGAGTAGTGACGTTAGATCAAAAGCATTAGCACACCGTTGCAAAGAAGTAGATATCCCTCGCTTCACCTTTCACGCTTTTAGACACACTCACGCTAGTTTATTGCTGAACGCTGGTATTAGTTATAAGGAACTTCAACACCGATTAGGTCACTCCAATATCAAAATGACCTTAGACACGTACGGACATATCTCAAAAGAAAAAGAAAAGGAAGCTGTTTCCTATTTTGAGAAAGCTATAAATAACCTGTAA